GCGCGTCCGCAGAGCACGGGCGCTGGCGCACGGAGCGAACGCCCTATCTGCGCGAGATCATGGATTGCCTTTCGCCCATGTCGCTCATCGAGCGTACGGTGTTCATGAAGGGCGCGCAGATCGGCGGAACGGAGTGCGGCAACAACTGGATGGGCTACATCATCCACCAGGCGCCGGGGCCGATGATGGCGGTGCAGCCCACCGTCGAGATGGCCAAGCGCAACTCGAAGCAGCGCATAGATCCGCTGATCGAGGAGTCGGAAGTCCTGCGGAAGCTCGTCCGCGATCCGAGATCGCGCGATTCCGGCAACACCGTGCTGTCGAAGGATTTTCCGGGGGGCGTGTTGGTGATGACCGGCGCGAACAGCGCGGTCGGCCTTCGGTCGATGGCGGCGCGATATCTGTTCCTCGACGAGGTGGACGCTTACCCAGGTGATGTGGAGGGCGAGGGCGACCCGATCACGCTGGCGATGGTGCGCACGCGCACGTTCGCGCGCCGCAAAGTGTTTCTGGTATCGACACCGAAGATCACCGGCATGAGCCGGATCGAGTCGGCGTATGAGGAAAGCGACCAGCGGAAGTACTGGGTGCCGTGTCCGACGTGCCGCGAGTTCCAGATCCTGAAGTTCGCGCAACTGCGGTGGCCAAAGGGCGATCCGCAGAGTGCGGTTTACGTCTGCGAGCACTGCGGCCAGGAGATTCGTAACCATCAAAAGCAGTCGATGCTGGCGCGCGGCGAGTGGCGGGCCGGCGCGAAAGGCGACTGTAGGACGGCGGGCTTCCATATCTCCAGCCTGTATAGTCCGGTCGGTTGGTTCTCGTGGGGCGACGCCGCCAAACAGTTCGAGCAGGCGCAGAAGAACCCGGCGCTGCTTCAGGTCTTCGTCAACACCGTGCTGGGCGAGACGTGGACGTTGCTTGGCGAAGCGCCGGAGTGGCAAAAGCTTTATGACCGCCGCGAGTCGTACAAGGTCGGCACCGTGCCGCCAGGCGGGCTGTTCCTTACGGCCGGCGCGGATGTTCAGAAGGACCGCATCGAGGTCGAGATTACCGCATGGGGCCGGGGCAAGGAGTCGTGGTCGGTCGATTACCGAGTGCTCGAAGGGGACACGTCGCGACCGCAGGTTTGGGAGAAGCTAACCGCGCTGTTGAGTGAGGCGTTCCCGACCGCGTCCGGGCTGGAGTTGCCCATCCTGCAACTCGCCGTGGATTCGGGCTTTGCCGCCATCGAGGTGTACCAGTGGGCGCGACGCCAGGGCGGGCGGGTGCTGGTCATCAAGGGCGATTCGCGGACGCCCGCTCTCATTGGGGCGGCGTCTCCGGTGGAAGTTGGACCAGCGGGGGCGAAGCTGAAACGCGGTGTCCGGGTCTGGCCGGTCAATTCCGGCATGGCCAAAGAGGAACTGTACCGTTGGCTTCGGCTCGACCGACCCACCGATGAGGACCTCGCGAAGGGGACCCCCTTCCCTCCGGGGTATTGTCACCTCCCGCGCTATAGCGAGGAGTACTTCAAGCAGATTACGGCCGAACAGTTGGTGACGAAGATCGTCAAAGGCTATCGGCGGCACGAATGGCAGAAGATGCGCGAGCGCAATGAGGCGCTCGATTGCCGCGTGTATGCGCGTGCGGCGGCCGGACGGGTCGGTATCGACCGTTTCCAGGAGAAGCACTGGGCCGAGTGGGATCGCCTGGTGACGCCTCCACCGGTACCGGACGAGAAGCAGAAACCGCAGCGGGCACCGGCGGCACGGCCGCGCAACCAAGTTCGCTTCAAGGTGGAGATTTGAGGTGGCTACTTCTTCTCCGTCCCCCTCACATTGCGGTCAAATGCAGCCATCGCGGAATAATGATCCGCGGAAAAAGGCAGCGTTCGTTCGAAGACTTCGCGTGCTAATGCTGTTTGGAGACGGCCCGTCTTAGCCAGATTCACAGCTAGACTTCCCGCGTAGGCATCACCGCCCATCGCGCTCAATGAGCTCGCCGCATTGTCAAGCAGGTAGCGGATGATCGCTGGCTGTTGACCGAGCAAAGCGGCAGCCAGAGCCTCTTGATCGAGCTGTGCCCTGCATGCCTCCGCACAGAGGCGGTTGTGTTCACGAAGCAGCTTTAAACTATCGATCTCCCCTTTGAGTGCCGCCATGGCGTCCATCGAGGGGTTCTCCGTGGCTTTACCTGGCGGGACCTTATCGTCCGTTAAGAGGTCAACCACAGTGTAGGCCTTCAATAACGATTCAACCGTTTCGGGATGGCCAGCCAGCAAAGCGTACTTGATCGGCGGTGTTCCATCCTTGTCCTTGAGGCCGGGAGCGACGTGATGAGCCAACAGGAAATCGACGATGCCGCTGCAACCTTTTTGGGCGGCGATGTGTAACGGAGAGACACCCCTTCCGTTGTGCGCATTAATATCGACCTCCAGCCGGTCAAACCTCTGAAACTCCTTGACGAAGGCGTTGGTATCACACGATGCCGCTAAGTCGAAAATGCGATTAATGTCCTTCTCGGGAACAATCTTCCCAGCGAGTGCAAGACATAACGCTGAAGCAACTAGCATTCCCGCAGCGACCCAAGTAGCCGCTCTCTTCAGGAAGGTACCAGGCGAACGTGCAAAGGTTGCTAGTACCACAAGCATGGCCGTGACTACAGCAATTGAGCCATTCACCAGCCTCTCGTGGTCGTCCTTATCGATGAATAACGCGACCAAACCAAAAACACCAAAGAGGGCAACCGCAGACACAAAGATCCAGTAGAGTGCTGCCAAGCCTTTCCGGTCGTCGCGCGTCATAGTAGACCTGTTCTCAAAGCCAGAATCGAGCAGCCAAGCATTATACCACTCTGCCACCTGCCTGATAACGCACGATGGTCCCTACAGATACCAATCGTTGTGGATCACCCGAGAGTAGCTGGGCCAGCCTCGGAATCGTATTGAATAATGGCGTTCACCCAAACCGACCTCGATGCTCTCGACGCCGCGCGCAAGCAGGGGGCGAGGCGAGTCCGCTTTCAGGATCGCGAGTTCGAATTCGATTCCGTCGATGATTACCTCAAGCTCCGGAATCTGATCCTGAACGACATCGCCCAGCAGAGCGGGCCGCAGCAAGTGCGCCAGGTGCGGATCTACACCACGAACGGTTGGGGCTGCTAAAAGCACAGTGCCAATTGAAACGTTAATGACGCTCGCCCGCCAGGCCGGGCACGAGCCGATGCCGGTCCCGCGCGTTCCACGTACCCGCGCGATGGGGACGTTCCCCTTCGATGCCGCCGGTCGCGGGCGACGCGGCATTGGCTGGAATCCGCCGTTCCTCGGCCTGAACACGCTCCTGTTTTCGCACGGCCTGGAGTTGCAGGCGCGGAATCGGGACGCGGTTCGCAATAGCGCCTGGGCGGCGGGGGCCGTGGATTCGTATGTGGCCAACGCGATTGGACGTGGGATTCGCTTGGTGCCCCACCATCCCGACGAGAAGGTGCGCGACCTGATCACCAGGAAGTGGAATCGCTGGACTCGCGAATGCGACGTCGAATACGACCCGCGGAATCCAGCGTCGGGCCAGACGGATTTCTACGGTCAGCAAATGGTGATTGCACGCGAAGTCATGGAGGCCGGCGAGTGCTTCGTCCGGTTCCGGCCGCGCTCCGTGAAAGAAGGGCTGACAGTTCCGTTGCAACTGCAGCTCATCGAGGCCGAGCAGTTACCGTTGTGGCGGACGGCTGTCGAGCGGATGCCGCCGAACAACTCTGTGCGGTGCGGCATCGAGTTCCAGACCGATGGGCGGCGCGCGGCGTACCACTTTTGGAAAGCGCATCCGGGCGAGACGATGTTCTTCCCGATGGACGCTCTCTCGGTCGAGCGCGTGCCGGCCACAGAGGTGCTGCACGTCTACAAGCCGATCCGCGCGGGCCAGTTCCGGGGACAGCCGTGGCTGACATCGGTGATTGCGAAGCTCTACGAACTGGAGCAATACACGGATGCGGAGATCGTGCGCAAGAAGCTCGCGGCGATGATCACGGGATTCATCACGCAGGCCAGCCCGGACAATCCGATCATTCCACCGGACCAATACCAGAACGGGCCGACTCAGACGGAGCCGGGATCGCAAATCAGCAAGCTCGAACCCGGCACGTTTCAGGTATTGAACTTCGGCGAAGAGGTTCAGTTTGCCGAGGCGAAGGACAGCGGTGATTTCAAATCATTCATCAGGAGCTGCCTGCAAGCATTCGCGAGCGGGGCCGGGCTCGCCGAGTATCAGATCAGCGGCGACTTGTCGGGGATCAACTACTCGTCGATCCGGGCCGGTCTGCTGGAGTTCCGCCGCAAGTGCGAGCAGTATCAGCATTCGGTTTTCATCTTCCAGGTCTGCCACCCGGTTTATAAACGCTGGTTGCGCGAGGCGATGCTGGCGCTGGTGTTCGGCATTGACCTGCTGAACGCGTACAACAAAGATCCCGAGCCATTCGAGGAAGTGCAGTGGGTAACCCCCGGCTGGCCGTGGGTCGATCCCGAGAAAGACATCAAGGCATCGAATGACGCCATCCGCAGTGGCCTCTCTACGCGCTCGGCCGAAGTGGCCGCGCAGGGGCGTGATGCCGGTGCTGTGGACGCGGAGCAGACAGCAGATAACAAGCGGGCGGACAAACTCGGCCTGTCCTACGACAGCGATGGCCGCAAGGTCCTGACCGGGCGCAACGCGGGATTGACTGAAACCGAGATCCAACAGGACGCGGCCAAGGGCGAGGTGGACGTGAAGCCATGACGAATCTGACTCGTGTTGCATCGCGGTTTGTGAACACGCCGCTCATGATTCATCCGCCCAAGCTGGACGTCCTGGTGCAGGCGCTGGGCCCGCGCCTGGGGATCGTTCCCGTCAGCATCGGTGTGGGAGCCGAGCCATTCGCGGCCGCGTACATGGAGCAGGCCGACGACAGCGGCTACCAGGTGATCGACGGCGTGGCGATCATTCCGATCCAGGGCGTGCTGACGAAAGCGGAATCCTGGGTTTCGGCGCTGAGTGGTTGCAGTTCCTATGCGCAGATTGGGGGCTACCTTCAGGACGCGGTGAACGACGCAGGAGTGCGGGCGATCCTCTTGCAGGTCGATTCGCCGGGCGGCGAGACCACCGGATGCCTGGAACTGTCCGATTACATCTACTCCCTTCGCGGCTTGAAGCCCATCTTTGCGGTGGCCGACGATTTCGCGTTTTCGGCGGCCTACGCTCTCACGAGCGCGGCCGACAAGATCTTCGTCACGCGCATGGGAGCGGTCGGGTCCGTTGGCGTCGTCGTGCTTCACGCGGAAGATTCTAAGTTCAACGGCGAGCAGGGGTTCAAGTACACCTACATCTTCAAAGGCGACAAGAAGGTGGACGGGAATCCGCACGAACCGCTGTCGGAGCGGGCCGAGAAAGACATCCAGTCCGAAATTGACCGGCAGTACGACCAGTTCGTAGCAACGGTCGCGCGGAACCGGAAGGCCAGCGCGGAAAAGATCATCGCGACGCAGGCCGGGGTGTGCTGGGCGGAGAATGCCGTTCCGCTTCTGGCAGACGCGGTCGGAACGCTTGGCGATGCCATGAACGCGCTTCGTCAACTGCTGGGCGAGCCGGTCCAGAAATCAACGGCGGCGATTGCCGCAATATCCACAACCAAGGAGGTAACAGCAAGTATGCCCGATG